AAACCGAGTCCTTTCCCCGGTGACATGGTGGGGGAATGATTACGCAAGCGTCTGCCGGGCCAAGTACCAGTTCAGTTGCTGGAACTCCAACGACCCGAACTTCCCTTTTCTCTCTGGTTCCCGAGATATTCCCAAGTCTGAGTACCAAGAGTGTGAAGCTGCTGCTCTCCTGGTACTCGCCAATTACTTGCCTGACTTCACGTTGGGTGCGACTCACTACTACGCGAAGAGCATTGCTGCTCCGGCATGGACCAAGGGCGCTACTCGCACGATCCAGGTAGGCAGTCACATCTTCTACAAGGACGTGAAGTGACAGCACCCATTCAAAAGGAACACTGAAATGTCCACATTCTCCCTGGTTCAAATCGCTGAGGCTGTCTCGAAAGCCTTCGTGGCAGTCGAAGTTGCCGTCGAGGATTTCGCCCGCCTGAAGACCTTCGCCATCCAGATGATGGATTCGGCTCAATCCGCCTACGCCACCACACAAAACGCTGGCACGACCAAGCTCAAGTTGGTGCTGGCTGCGGTCGAAGCGCTGGCCGGTGTGCTCGGGATTAGCTGGGTGTCGGCCATGGTCAACGCCCTCACGACCTTCATCACGCTGACGAAAGCGGCATACAACGCCGTGGTCGATGCAGCGAAAGTGCCGGCTGCGGCGGTGACGGGTCAAGTGGCAGTGGCTCAGCCGTCCTTTCTGGTCTGAGTTTTTATTTGCGAAGGAACCAAGGAAGGAAGATTCCAAGTGAACTTCCTTCCTTGGTCTTTTGTGGCAACGGGGAATACCGCCAATGAAGATCGAAACTCCGGATCAGGTTTTGCCTGGGCCGCAAGTACCTGCAAAGAAGCTGACCAGCTGGAAGAACGAGCCGACTCTCGAGATCCTGAAAGGTGACCTCGAAGCGGCCAAACCGTCCCACGATGCTCAGGTCGCCAAGATCAACAAGTGGGTCGAGCTGCTCGACGTGAAGGGCCACGCCGCTCCCAAGAAGATCAAGGGACGCTCGTCGGTCCAGCCCAAGCTGATTCGTCGCCAGGCTGAATGGCGATACGCTGCACTGTCCGAGCCTTTCCTTGGCTCAAACAAGCTGTTCAAAATTACGCCGGCCAACTGGGGCAGCACCAAAGCGGCCGCCCAGAACGAGCTCGTCTTGAACTGGCAGTTCCGCACCAAGATGAACCGGATCAAGTTCATCGACGACTACGTGCGCTGCACGGTCGATGAAGGCACGTCTGTCGTTCGACTCGGCTGGAAACGGGTCACCAAGAAGCTCAAGCAGCAGGTGCCCCGCTTTGCTCACTACGAAGCTGAGACACCGGAGCACGTCGCAGCCCTGAGTCAGGCTCACCAGATGAGCCAGGAAAACCCGGATCAATACGCTCAGCAGGTTCCTCCCGAGATGCAGTCTGCTGTCTCCCACTATCAGGAGACAGGCCAGATGACCTACGCCGTGAAAGACGGTGTGGAGACGGTGACGACCGAGCAGCTGATGGAGAACCGGCCGACGGCCGAAGTGTTCGACATCCGCAACTTCTACCTGGACCCGAGCTGCAACGGTGACACCGACAAGGCCATGTTCGCGGTCGTCTCGTTCGAGACGAACAAGGCCGAACTCCAGAAGGAAGGTGACCGGTACAAGAATCTGGACGCCGTGAACTGGGAAGGTGCGACAACGGTGGTCGAGCCGAACCATGCCACCCAGACGCCGAACGACTTCAACTTCAAGGATGCCACCCGCAAAAAGGTGGTGGCCTACGAATACTGGGGTCTGTATGACGTGGCAGGTGACGGCGTGCTGGTGCCCATTGTGGCTACCTGGATCGCCAACACCATGATCCGGATGGAACTCAATCCGTTCCCGGACCAGAAGATCCCGTTCGTCGTGGTGCCGTATCTGCCGATCAAACGCTCGGCCTACGGTGAGCCGGATGCGGAGATGCTCGAAGACAACCAGAAGATTCTGGGTGCAGTGACCCGAGGCATGATCGATTTGTTGGGCCGCTCGGCCAATGGCCAGCAGGGTTTCGCCAAGGGCATGCTAGATCCGGTCAACCGTCGGCGCTACGAGAACGGGCAGGACTATGAGTTCAACCCGAACATGCCGATCCAGAACGGACTGATCGAGCACAAGTATCCGGAGCTGCCGCAGTCCGCTCTCACCATGGTTCAGTACATGAACCAGGATGCAGAAGCCCTCACCGGGGTGAAGTCCTTCGGCGGTGGGCTGTCCGGAGATTCCTACGGAGATGTGGCCACCGGCATCAAGGGTGCGCTCGACGCAGCTTCCAAGCGTGAGATGGCCATTCTCCGCCGACTCGCCAAGGGCATGTCCCAGATTGGCGACAAGATCGTGGCCATGAATGGCGCCTTCATGTCGGAACAAGAGACGATCCAGGTCACGCAGGAAGAGTTCGTTACGGTCAATCGTGATGAACTGATCGGCAACTTCGATCTGATCGTAGACATCTCGACCGCTGAGGTGGACAACCAGCAGTCTCAGGATCTGGCGTTCATGTTGCAGACGATCGGACCCAAGGGTGACTGGAGTTTCACCGCACTCATCCTGGCGGAGATCTGCCGGTTGAAGCGGATGCCCGAACTCGCTCACAAGATCGAGAACTTCCAACCGCAGCCGGACCCGGTCCAACAACAGTTGCAGCAGCTCCAGCTCAAGAAAGAGCAGTCCGAGATCGACAAGAACGAGGCTCAGGCCCAGCTGTACCAGGCGCAAGCCAAGGCAGCAGCGAGCCAAGGGGATCTCAACAACCTCAACTATGTCGAGCAAGAGACGGGCACCAAGCACGCTCGGGACATGGAGAAGCAGCAAGGACAGGCCGAAGGCAACCAGCATCTGGCAGTCACCAATGCGCTCCTCAAACCGAGGAAGCAGGCCAATGGTGGGGAGTCGAAGCCGGATGTGGCAGCAGCTGTCGGCTACAACGCTATCTCCAGGGCACAAAGCGGTGTACCAGCTGGACAAGTACCGGGGTAAACTCCTACAATCCTGATGTTATGTTTGGGGACGCACAGACTGTGCTCCCCAATAACTTCGGGCTTCTCTGGCTCAAAACCTCAACGTATCTTTTAAGGGATTCAAATCCATGCACGTAGCGAACAGACTCCAGCAACTCGAAGCGGGACTGGAAGACGCAAAGCAAGCAGTTGCACTCCGGGACACGATCCTCAAGCTCACCGAGAACCGGGAGTTCAAGAAGGTCATCCGCGAGAATTTCCTCGAAACTGCGTGCGCTCGTTATGCACGCGAATCCGCAGATCCGATCCTCTCGGATCGTCAACGCGCTGATGCACTGGCCATGGCTCAGGCAGCCGGCCACTTGAAGCGCTGGTTCCAGCTCCAGATCCAGATGGGCGATACGGCAGCTCAGTCGATCCCCAGCTACGAGTCGGACATCGAGCTCGAACGCTCGGGTGAAGACACCGCCGAAGAAGGAGACGAATAATCATGCCGGACATCTCAGCGGACCAAACCAATCCGCTGGGTATGTCGGATGAGGACTTCCTGAAGCAGCTTCCCCCCGGTGATGCACCGGTGGTCGAGGCGGTTGAGGAAGTCCCCACCGACACGCCCAGCACCGAAACCAAAGTCGAACCGACTTCAACTGAAGTTGACGACGAGTCAAATGTTGCTTCTACGCAAGAAGCCTCTAGTAAACCAGAGGTGAATGGTGGTAATGTTCCGACCAATGTAGTTGGACAAGAAAGCAAGAAGGACGAAGCAACTGCAAGTGATCCCACAGCGAAGCCGGCAGGCGACGCCAAAGACACCCAGGGCAAGGAAGCGCAGTCGGAAACTACCGACGCCACCAAGCCAGCTGCCCAGACTGCTGCTGTCGACTACGAAGCGTTTTACAAGCAGGTGATGACGCCCTTCAAGGCAAACGGCAAACAGATCGAACTCCGTTCTATGGACGAAGCGATCCAGCTGATGCAGATGGGCGCCAACTACACCCGCAAGATGCAGGACATGGCTCCGCATCGAAAGACACTGCTGATGTTGGAAAATGCAAAGCTGCTGGACCCGGATCGTTTGTCGCTCCTCATCGATGTGAACAACGGCGATCCCAAGGCAATCCAGAAGCTGCTGAAGGACAAGGGAGTAGATCCCATGTCCATCGACACCAGCGAAGAATCAAACTACCTTGGTGGAAATCACAAGGTCAGTGATGAAGAAGCGAATTTCCGCTCCGCTCTCGACGAACTCAGTTCGCACGATACCGGCAAAGCGACGCTTCAGACCATCAACTCGACGTGGGATCAGGCCAGTAAGGATGTGCTGTGGAAAGAGCCACAGGTGATGTCAGCGATTCATTCGCAGCGTGAGAACGGTATCTACGACCGCATCTCCACTGAAGTGAACCGTCAACGGATCCTTGGCAAAGTTCCAGCTGATCTGCCGTTCATTCAGGCCTATAAGGTTGTGGGTGATGCGATGCAGGCGGCAGGCGCATTCAATGACCTGGTCAAGGCCAGTCCCAAAGAAACGCCTGCCTCCTCTGGCTCAAGCGAAGCAGCACTAGCTGCTGCCGCTACCAAAACGCCAGTAGCCACTCGTGTCGTCACTCCCAAGTCGGCCGTTACGAACTCGGATCAAGCAAGTGCCGCTGCGGCAACGCGGAGCACACCCCGAGAAGTCAAGGCACTCGTCAATCCCCTGGCTATGTCAGATGACGAGTTCTTGAAGCAGTTCGAAAACCGGCTTTGATAAGGGAACCTGACCCATGCCATTGAATTACAACGCCCCGGCCGACGGGCAAAAGTCGAGCGTCGACAGCGCATCGTCGGACCAGATGGCCACTTTCTTCTGGTTGAAGAAGGCGATCATCACGTCGCGCAAAGAGCAGTACTTCATGCCGCTCGCTTCGGTCACCAACATGCCGAAGAACTACGGCAAGAAGATCAAGATCTACGAGTACGTGCCCCTGCTCGACGATCGCAACATCAACGATCAAGGCCTCGATGCAACCGGTGCCACGATCGCCAACGGCAATCTGTACGGCTCGTCGAAGGACATCGGCACGATCACCTCGAAGCTGCCGACGCTGACGGAAAACGGCGGCCGTGTGAACCGAGTCGGTTTCACCCGTCTGGAACGTGAAGGCTCGCTGCACAAGTTCGGCTTCTTCACCGAGTTCAGCCAAGAATCGCTCGACTTCGACTCGGACTCCGAGCTGATGTCGCACCTTTCGACGGAACTGATGAACGGTGCCGTGCAGATGACGGAAGCCACGCTCCAGAAGGATCTGTTGGCCGCTCCGGGTGTCGTGCTGTACGCAGGTGCTGCAACGTCGGACGCCACGGTGACCGGTGAAGTGACGCCGGCAGCAGGTGAAGTTCCGGAAATCCCGGCTTCGACGGTGACCTACAAGAACCTGATCCGCCTGGACGGGATCCTGACGGACAACCGCAGCCCGACGAAGGTCACGATCATCACGGGTTCCCGTCTGGTCGACACGAAGGTGATCGGTGCCACGCGTGTCATGTACGTGGGTTCGGAACTCGTTCCGCTGCTCATGGGCCTGACCGATCTGTTCGGCAACAAGGCGTTCGTTGAGCTCCAGCATTACGCTGATGCCGGCAACATCATGAACGGCGAAGTCGGTGCAATCGGCAAGTGGCGCTTCATCCAAGTGCCGGAAATGCTGCACTGGGCAGGCGCCGGCAAGGCAGTGGTGTCGAATCCGGGCTATCGCAGCTCGATGAAGGGCGGCACCGATCACTACGACATCTTCCCGATGCTCACCATCGGTGACGATTCGTTCACGACGATTGGCTTCCAGACGGACGGCAAGACGGTGAAGTTCTCGGTGCTCACGAAGATGCCGGGCAACGACACGGCGGACCGCAACGATCCGTACGGCGAAACGGGCTTCAGCTCGATCAAGTGGTACTACGGCATCTTGATCAAGCGTCCGGAACGCCTCGGCCTCATCAAGACCGTCGCACCGGTCTAACCTGAGCCAAGTGGAAAGGAGATTTCTCCCCGGAGTCTCCTTTCCCTTGGTTCCTCGAATCTCTCTCTCTGTGAGACGACATCATGAGTGAACTCCTGCAAGACCCGGCAGACAATCTGCCCACCGAACTCCAGATGCTGAAAGAAACGGCTACCCTGATGGGTATCAAGTTCAGCAACAACATCTCGGTCGAGACGCTGAAAGCGAAGATCGAAGACAAGCGCGCAGGCAAGGATGAAGTGAAGGAAGAGCCGTCGGCTCAAGCCAATCCCCTCGCCGGCGAAGTACCGGGCAAGCCGGTCGTCATGAAGACGATCCGCCAGCACCTGCACGACGAAGCGATGAAGATGGTCCGGGTTCGGATCCAGTGTCTGGACCCCAAGAAAGCCAACCTGCCGGGTGAAGTGCTGTGCGTTGCCAATGAATATCTCGGCAACGTGAAGAAGTACATCCCCTACGGTGAAGCGACCGAAGGCGGGTATCACATCCCCCACATCCTGTACGAGACGCTCGAAGCACGCCGGTTCCTGAACATCAAGATCGTCAAGGACAAGCGCACGAACACCACCCGTCCGGTGACAGCCTGGGCCAAGGAGTTCGCAATCGAAGTGCTGCCGCCGTTGACCAAGGCTGAGCTCCAGCAGCTCGCCACGGCACAGATGGCCGCAGGCTCCATCGAAACCGTCACGGCTGACTGATTAGCCGCAGCTCGTTTTATCGAGAGGCCCGCTCCATTGATTGGGCGGGCCTTTTGTTTTGAACCAGGGAAAAGACAACATGCCTGCACCGTATGGCGTCGCAGATGCCGCGAATCTTAGTTACAGCCTGCTGTTGCAGGCCACGCCGATCAACATCGACACGCTCGATCTGACGGCAGACATCTACAAGCTGCCCAGCAACACGACTTCTCCTGCGTACCAGGAAGTGCCGAAGCTCACCAATGCCGATCTCACCGAAGCGAAGATCGATGGCACCGGCACGTTCGACGTGGTGATGCAAGCAGCCAAGGCATTGCTGCGTGAGGAATACGAGAAAGGCCGCATCACCGGCGCCGAGTACACCAAGGCATTCATCGCCATGACGGATGCGGCGATGCAGAACTCTGTCCAGTTTTTGATCCAGAGGGATCAGGCTTACTGGCAGGCCGTGCAGGCACAGGTGGCAATGGTCACCGCTCGGGTGGCACTCGAGACAGCCAAGTATCAAGCCGTCACCGCCCGCATTGCAGCCGAAGAAGGCAAGGCACAACTGGCTCTGACCAAGGCCAAGATCGGCACGGAAGACGTGCAGTTCGCCCAACTGAAGTACCAGTTCGAGACGCTCGCTCCGGTTCAGCTGCGCCAAGCTACGGCTCAGGCTACGGTCACGGAAGCGCAACTTGCAGTGGTCAAGGAGCAGGCCGAAACGGCTCGTGCCCAGACGATGGACACTCGCACCGATGGCGTGACACCGGTGGCCGGTTCGGTCGGAAAGCAGAAGGCGCTGTACACACAGCAGATCACGAGCTACCAGCGTGATGCCGAAACCAAGGCGGTGAAGATCTTCGCTGATGCGTGGGTCACGATGAAGTCGGTCGACGAAGGTCTGACGGCTCCGGCTGCCTTCTCCAACGACACCATCAACACTGTTCTCACAGCACTGAAGAACAACAACTCACTGGGTTGATATGGGATTCTTCGGCTCGAACTCTCAGACGATTGTTTCGTCCTCTGTCTACAACCTGGCAGGGGACATCAAGGATCGCCCGAATTTCCTGAAGACCGCGGTGCTTTCCGGTGTGGTCGGGGAGTCGGGGGGTTCAGTGAGTGACACGATCCGGCAGGCGTACCGGTCGGGTCCGGGGATGTCACTGCGCAACTTTTCCCGCTGGGCGGCGGGCAGTTCCGGGTATGACACGACGGTTGGATTCACCTCCGGCCAGGTCAGCACCGGCAACAAGCTCGATGGCTATGCACTGGCCGGCCAACTCCCGAAGGTTGCTGGTTCGACAGTGAACCTGCAATCCTCCGATCTAGGATATGGCGACATCACCTGGTGGGCGGAGCAGCGGATCCTCGTCAACAAGCCGACATTCATCGGGACGAACTGGCACTGTGACTATGTGAATGGTCAGGCGGTCATCACGTATGCCGACGGCAGCAAGGAATCGTTCATTCCGACCGGCTTTGATCCAGAGATCAAATACATCTTCGCCACCTACACCACGAGTACGGGTGCGGTGAATGGGACTTTGGTCACTGGCTCGACGGTGAATCTCGGCACCGCGGCATTTCCGTCTGTGACTGGCTGGACCCGGATCGACACGATCCTGACTCCGGTCACGCTTCAGTTGACGGGCGGACCGACGACCCGGATGAACACGACCGGGGTGTACCAGAAGGACACGTACCAGGGGATCGATCCGACCAATCCGAAGCGCACCCATACGCTGCACCAGATCATGTATCAGACCGAGAATGTCGTGGCAGCCGGTGCCACTACCGCCATCTCCCGGTCGTACCGGATCGACTCGCAGGACATCACCAATGCGAGCACGGGTGGTTTGCAGGTGTTCATTTATCCCTTTGGCTCAGGCAATGCGGTGCTGGATGCGATGTTCGCTTTGCCCGATGACATGGGCACGTTCTTTCCGTACATCCCGATCCGGATCGACAACAAGATGGTGTCCGATTCGTATCAGCCGGCCGTCTATGCGATGGCGAAGAAGGCCTACAAGAAAGCCACCGGGGCCAAGTTCGACGACCTGGTGGCCAAGATCCAGGACAACGCTTCGATCGGTGACATCGACTACGCCTACATCGTGTTCGGTGCCTCGTTGAACTCGCCTGAGATCACGGCCAAGAAATACATCTGGGCATTCTTCGAAGCGGTGATGGACTCGGCCACGTTCTCACCGCGTGCTTACACCCGGTTCAAGACCCAGTGGGCAACAGCACAAGCGAGCCAGGACACCTACAACAGCTGGGTAGCAGCCAATGGTGGGGTGGGCTTCACCTCGACCAATGCTCCTCCGGTGACAGCGTTCCCGGCACTGCCGACTCAGTCGATCGAGATCAAGACTTCCAACACGACGAACATCAACTTCGACATGAAGATCTCCTGGAACGGGATCGAAGAAGATTCGGGTGCTGGAATGGCTGACGTTGCCCATGCTGCGGGTGACATGTGGTGGACCATCAACGGAGCGGACACCTTCTCACGCACGGTGCGCACCACCAATGATCCGACTGTGCAGCCGCTCACCAACAGTGTCCAGGTGCCCAATGTCACGCTCTGGTGGCAAGTCGATGCCAACAACTGGAAGAGTCTGACGCTGTACGGTTTGCTGCACCAGAACTTCATCTACAACGGCAAGTCGGTAGACATTTCTGGCACCCAAGCGATCAACGACACGGAAGAGTCGGGCTTCATCATTCCGATGCACGAGGACATCTTCAAGTCGATGACGCTGAAGGATGCGACACAGATGGCAACCGCCTCCTGCTACATCGTTCTGAACTGCTATCAGGTGGTCAAGAAGAAGTGGTACCAGACCGGACTCTTCTCGGTGATCATGATCATCGTGATCATCGTCATCACCATCTTGACCTGGGGTGCCGGTACGGGTCCGGCTGCTGCGGCTTATAGTGCGATCGGTACGGCGGTGGGCCTCACAGGTACTGCCGCCATCATTGCCGGCATGGCCATCTCGATGATTGCTGCGATGGTGCTCTCGAAGATCCTCGGCGCAGTGGCCAAGGCGGCCTTCGGAGACAAGGTCGGTGCGATCGTTGGCGCCATTGCAACAGTGGTGGTGATGGTCGTCGGCATGAACATGGCGGGCGGTGCGAACCTCGGCACAGCGCTCTCCCAGCTCACATCCCCAAGCAACCTGCTCCAGCTCACGAATGCAGTGGGACAGGGTGTTTCGCAGTACGTCGGCTACGAAGCGCAGGACATAATTAAGCAGACCAATGACATGTTGGAGTCGTACAATGCCAAGGAAGCTGACGTGCAGGACGCCTATAAAGCGCTCGGCACATCCGACCTGGCCTCGTTTGATCCGACCCAACTCACTGATACGGGTAGGTCACACACCTACGAACCGGCCAGCAGCTTTCTCAACAGAACACTGATGACCGGTAGCGACATCGCGGAACTCACCACTTCGCTGATCTCGGAATTCACGTCATTGACTCTGGATCCCAATCAGAATCTCGTTACCTAATCAGGTGATCAATGTCTACCTATGATTTCAACTACGGGGCGATGAATCCGAACACGCCCTCGCCGTTTCAAGTTCCAACCGGAATGGGGGTTGACCCGGCCAATCAGAATTACGGCTCCCTCAACGGTTTCGGTATGGGTTCTCCGACACTCGGTGCCAATGCTGGAAGCATCACGCCTGGTGTGCCGGGTGCGGCTACTCCTGCACTGGGCGGACTCGGCATGAACCTGCCAACACTCCAGCTCGGGCTTCAGGGTGCGGGCACACTCGCCAATCTGTATGCCGGTATCCAGGCTCTGGGTTTGGCCAAGGACCAGTTTGGCTTCCAGAAGGACATGGCCAACAAGAACTACACCAACTCAGTGTCGAGCTACAACACTTCGCTCGAAGACAAGGCCAATGCTCGTGCTTCGGTTACCGGCCAGTCTGCTGCTGACACGGCTGCGTACATCGCTGCTCACAAGCTCGCATAAGGAGAAGCCATGGCAGTTTTGACTTGGCGCAATGTTGACTCGCCTTCCACTCGTGGCACGTCGGCTATCGATGGATTGAGCGTCGCAGCGCAGATGCTGAACCAAGGAACAAACGGGCTGAGCACTGCAATCGGTCAGTTTGGTACAGCTCAGACGGACCTGGCCAACAACGCCGCAGTGGCGGCTGCATCCCGTTTTCAGGATCCCGCCTCGCTGAAGGCAGCGCTTGCCGATGGATCCCTGCTCTCCGGATTGCAGGGTGTAGACCCGTCTCGTGTTGATGCTCGCACGATCACCGGCCTCGGTGACCGGGTTAGCACGCTGCTCTCGGACACCGGCAAGGATCTGAGCAACCAGACTACAACGCAGAATCTCTATGACGACCGCTACAAGCAGGGGCGTCTGGAAACAGAGAACCTGAATCTCGATGCTTCGCGCCCGGCTATCGCAGCAATGGCGAAGGCGGCCAATGCTCGGGATCCGAAAGCATTCGCAGCAGCGGCTGCTGATCCGTCGATTGCGAAGTTGACGCCTGACCAGATCATGGCTGCCTACACCAAGGGCAACTCTCTGGAACAGGAACGGGCCACGCTCGCCGGCACCGATCTCCAGAACACCGGAACCGGCATCTCGAACAATGTTCGTCAGTTCGAGTTCAGCAATGCCAAGCGGGATGACGCAGATCGTCAGTCGGCCATGGTGGCGGCAAGTACGCTCTCGCACGCAGCAGATCCGACGGAAGCGTTGACCCAGTACAACCAGCTTGCCTCCCAGCTTTCACCGGGTGCAGCAACTCAGGTTCGTGCAGCACTGGAACAGCGCTTCGGTCCGATCTTCGGTGGCGGTGCTGCGGGTGGAGTTGCTCTTCCTGGCTCAGCTGGCAAGGCAGGCGCAGCCATTGGTGCAGCAGCCGGTACATCTGGTGCAACTGCACTCAGCCCGCTCGGTGGTGCTCCGAATGATGTCGGTGAGGCAGGTACGAAGAACGGTGGCATGTACAACGTCACCTATCAGTACAAGAAGACCGATACGCCGATCACCTCGATGTCGATCGACGACCTGACAAAAGATGGTGGTTTGCAAGACACCATGCAGAAGACGCAGGGCAACTCGCCTATCGGTGCGTACCAGATCAACCGGGACACGCTGAAGGACTACGCCAAGCGTCTCGGTCTTCCGCCGACCCAGATCTTCACGCCGGAAGTTCAGGATCAACTTGGTGAGGCGATCTACAACGATCGCAGGAAGGGTGATCTGTCTGGAACGTGGTCCTCGCTGAAGGATGTGCAAGGCGCAAACGTACCGGGTGCATTCAAGAACGTGTCGTGGGCACAGGCCAAGAAACTGATCGCGGACAAGGAAGGCACATCAGTCGCAGAGAACAACCAAGAGACACGGAATAATGTGACTGCGTTGATCTCCGGGGCTGGCCAGCTGACCAACCTGATGCAGGCACAGATCGACCACAACACCTCCAGCCCTTCGCAGAAGGCTTTCGCTGCGGGTGTCGGTGTGACTTCGGATGCATCCACAGAAGCCGATCGTCTGATCAACTCAATCCCCGCATTTAAGGGTGCGAACGTGAAGGACGTGACTTCCCAGATTCAGGGAGTGATGGCCAAGACGGGTCTGAATGAGCGAGCAGCGGCAACGATGCTGGCGAATGCTGTCGGTGACACTTCGGGCCTGGTCAACACGCTCAGAAGCAAGGTCGGTCATCTGGCTCACAAGGTTGGCATGGACCGTAATCACCTCGACTACGCGGATGAAATGCCGAGTGGGCTGGCCGTGGATACGGGCTTGCTGGCTGAGCAGATGAAGGGTTCGGACGCTGGCGGTGCTGCACTGAAGTACAACCAGACCCAGCGTGTTTCCCAGTTGGGTACGCAGATCACCGCAGCGACGAAGGACCTGCAAACCGCTGCGGACAATCTGGGTGTGGCTCGTCAACGGGCAGCAGCTGATCCGGAGTACAAGGGTCTAGCACGGTATCAGGGTGAATTCAACCGTGCCCGGCAACAACTGGAACTGCTTAAAGCTACCGCTGTCAACGATGCAAGCGTAAACTTGCCGAAGGGATTCGGAGCACCCAAGAGCTAAAACTCTTCGCCTCGAACAAGCCTCACTTGCTGAAAAGCAGTGGGGCTTTTTCTTTTTCTACCGTAAACTCTCACTTCAAACTTATCTCTAGGGATCTTGAATGTCAGACACCCTCAATGCACTGTTGGCGGCAGCAGCCTCCAACGCTGCAACTACCCCGGTAACACCTGGGGCACCCACTCCGATGGATGCAACCAGTGACCGGATCCAGAAACAGCTTTCCTTCCTGGCTCCGACGAAGCAAGACTCGGTGACCGAGAAGATGGCCGGACTGACTGGTGATTCTTACCACGGGCTGGCTGTCTCAGCTGATCGCAATGCTCAGGCAGGGATGGCTTCAGCGTCTCCGATCGAGCGTGATCTGCGCACGATGAACCCGATGAACTTCCTCATGAAATATGGGGATGACGGTCAGAAGATGCTGGACCGGTATGTCTCGGCTCAACGGGATGTGATGACCGAGAACGGTCAATCTCGTGACGGTGGGCAAATCCTCGGTGACTCGATCAATTCAGTCGTCACTGGCCTCGGCTCGACCATCGGTACTCTCGGTGCATGGGGTGCTGGTGCAATCGATCCGAAGCTCGGTGCGAACATCTCGAAGAGCATTGCTGACGCTGCGCAGAACATGCAGGAGCGCAAGTCGGCTGTCGCACAGGATCATGCGATCCAAGGAGCAGATCTCTACAACTTGCAAAAGCGTGACACCGCCGCTCAGTACAAGAACGAGATCAAGGCGGGTCCGGGTCCGATCGAACAGTCGTTGAATGCACTCGACAAGGCAATGGGCTACAAGCCGCAGAGTGCTGACATGATGGCTACCTTGCGTCGGGAAGGACGCAACGCACTCAACGAAGTCGGCAACGATGTCTCGGATCCGACTCAGTTCGGTGAAGGTGCGGCGAATGCTGTGGGCTCACTGCTCGCTACTGGCCCGATGGCCAAGGTCATTGGTCTGGGCGGCAAGGCTATCTCTTCCTTGGTTCCCGTCAGTACGAAGGCATCCATTGCTGCCTCTGCTGCGATCGATGCTGCCACCGGTACTCCTTCAGCGGCACGTCTGCTTGCAGCGGCCGCAGAGAAGACTGGTGAGCATCTGCCGGGTGCTCTGGCCATTGGTGCGATGGAAGGTGGTGGCGCTTATCAACAGACCGCAGCGGACGTGATGAACATGTCCCCGGAGGAACTTGCCAAGACCTCGCCGGCATATCAGAAGCTGGTTGCTGGCGGCATGCTGCCGGAAGATGCACGAGCTACGCTGGCCGGACAAGCAGGCTCCGCCGCAGCTCCTCGCCAAGCTCTGGCGGGTATGCTCACGGGCGCATTCGTGGCACCTTTCGAAGCTCATCCGTTCAAGTTCGGTGGTGGTCGTACCGCTCTCCAGAACATGGGCAAGGAAGCACTCGAAGAAGGGGTCCAGAACGCTACCGGCCAGATGTCGCAGAACAAGGCCGAAGCTGATCTCGGTATCGATCCCGCCAAGCAGCTCTTCGACTCAGTCGGTCAGCAGTTCGGCCAAGGTGCGCTCTATGGTTCAGCAGCTGCGGGTCATGTGTCGGCACCAGGTGTGGTACTCGGTACTTCCGGACGGGCAGTGGCCGGTGCAGCAAGTCTTGCCGCGAATGGTGTGAAGGCAGGTGTGCAGGCTGGCGTCAATGCAGTGCCCTCGGCTCTGGAAGCAGTTCGTCAAGGACTCTCCAAAGCCAAGGACGTTGCTGGTCAGTACGCAGATGAACTCACCCCGAACATGCCGGGCATGCCGAAGGTATCGATGCCGGGTGCACCGGATGTCGGCGGAGTGGTGAAGAACGCTGCCTCGATGGCTCAGCAAGGTCTGTCGGCTATCAAGCCCTACGTCTCGAAGGTCACCGATTACTTCGCCAACAAGGGCGATGCTGTCCTGAAGAAGAACGAGCAGAGCTCGCCTGTCTCGGATGATGTGATTGCTCAGGCTGCGAATGAAGTCAGCCAGCAGTCGGCACAGACGGAAGCGCTGAAGCAGTCAGTGGCTGACACGCCGGATCTGCCGGACGAAGCCAAGCAAAAAGCTACGGAGTATCTGGACCAGGCCCAGAAGATCACCCAGCTGTCGCCGGAGCAAGTCTCGGCCATGCACCCCGCAGCGCAGGCTGTGGTGGGGGATACGACCAACCGCATGTCGGCTATCCAGTCGATGCAGTCGTTCGTGTCCAGCACGAAGAACTCCGAGGCTGATCGTTTGGCAGTGGCTGCCCAGCTCCAGGCGGAGAAGGCTGACATTGGTCGCTTTGCCAACTCGACGCCGGCCGCCCTTGATGGATTGCCGGCAGACCACGGTGTGCGTGAGTACGCAGACAATGTGGCGACGTTTGCGAAGGGTGTCGACCAGACGCCGGGAGCAACTCGGGCAGATCGTGCAACAGCAGACCTGCTGGAGAAAGCCAGTTCAATCCTGAAGCCGTTGACGGAAGAGCGCATCGGTACGCCTGAAGGTCAGGCTGATGCAAAGACGATTGCCAATCTGGCAGCGGTGGCACCGGCTCAACTGGATCCGAACTCGGTGGGTGTGGCACTGAAGCATGCTACGGCTGCGGGACTTTCGGAAGATCAGAAGCGTTCGCTCAAACTTGCATCTGGGCTGCTGGAGAAAGCACAGGCTTGGTCAGATGCACGTAAGGCGAATGGTGATGCAGCTCTAAGCCCGAAGGACTTGGTGACTGAAAAGGTTACCACCGGTGACACGAGCAACCCATACAAGCAGTCGGCGCTTCAGCACGCTCAAGGGATTGCTGCGGCGTATCGTGCGGGTGATCTCGACAGTGCTCGGGTCAAGCTTCTCGACCTCCAGAAATTTGCCAACAGCCAGCAGAATAAGCTCGCTGCGATCAACACCCACTTGGTTACGGGGAATTCTGATGAGAGTAAGTCGGTCCACTACCTCCGACTCTCCAGCGATGCAGACCGTAGCTTTTCGCTTTCGGACAAAGGTGTTGGCGTTAAGCCTGCCAGCGAAGGCAGCGTTCGCTTTGCCCGAAGGGTAGCCGCCGAGGCCAAGTTCCTCACTGATTTGTCGAACCATCTTGCTGCGGCCTACCCCGAACTGAACGTTGATCATCTGGAGCACACTCCTCTGGATTCTCGGCTTGCCGAGGGTACGGTGAAAGATGTGGTGCAGGGCTTTAAGGACGGCACCCGCTCAGTCAAGTCTGAGCCCTCTGTAACCCAGAACCAAGAAGCGATACAAAAGGTTACGGAAGCAAAGGATGCAGCAAAAGAAACCGTTGCGCCAGTCGAATCGGCAAACAAGGCCGAGCCTGCGGCCAAGGAAGAGAAAGCACCTGCGACGGGTCCGCTGACTGAAAAGCAGAAGGCCCAGGCTCGTGAGGAAGCGCGCAAGGCACCGGCGGCCAAGCCGACCGCTGAGGACCGTGCGATGTCGCGGGAAGATGCGCTCCGCGAGATCGGCCGTCTGTCGGATGAAGCCTTCAATGACAACCATCCCGGCATGCCTCAGCAGAGCACGTCCGAAGGCAAGTTCGGGGCAAGTGACGGCAAGCTCAACCTGGATGACAAGGGCAATGTCGTCCTGCACCGTGTCGCCAACAGCGAAGATCACCTGAACAAGGGTGGCGTCGAAGCACATGGCCAGGAGCTGCTGGACACCTCCATGTCTGACGGCGGCGGCAAAGGTCTGCCGACCTCGGCTACGTCGAACTGGGGTGAGAAAGCCTATGGTGATCGCAACGTGGTCGGCACCTACACGATCCCGCTGCACGAACTGTTCGATGCGATTCGCCGTGGTGATGCTGTGCTCGGCAATCCGGCCGAAGGTGAGCTCGTTCTGAATCCGGCATTCGCTGAGCGATACCTGAGCGAGATGAAGTTCCGGGACGAGGCGGCTGAAGCGGCCAACAAGGCCGGTGCGATCACTGTCGATCTGTCTAACGACAACCAGGGAGCCAAGGAAGAGAAGGCTGCTCCTGTTGAGGAAAAGGTTTCGACACAAACCAAGGAAACTTCTAAGCAAGAAACCAAGTCGGAGCCAGTGAAAGAAGCTCCGAAGCAAGATCCTCTCGATCGTTTGCTGCCGAAGTCGGCTTCCGATGGTGACTTGGTTCAGCGCTTCGCTGCTCTCTCCCAACTGGACACTCGCACACCGGCGCAACAAGCGCAGATGGACTCGGTGAAGAAAGAACTGCACAGCCGTCAGATCGAAGCGGTGTCCTCGGACGATCCGAAGACGGGCCTGGCCGCAGTGTTCCCTTCCCTGGTTCAGCCGGTGGATGGTGGCAACCAGTTCACGAAAGCATTCCGTGTCGCCAAGCCTGACTCCCAGGGTAACCCGCCGTCAAACATCATCCTGCATGAGCAACCGCTGCGTGGCATTGCCGATGCAGTGAAGCAGAGCATCCGTGTGATGCCGGCCTCGACGAGCAAGGATGTCTACGCTGGCTACAAGGGACTGTTCGAGCAGGCCAATGATATTGCTCGCAGCATGCGTGCTCAGCTCGATGACTTCCTGACCAAGAAGAATGTCGGTCAGCGTTTCCGTGATGGGGAGCAGGCTCATCGTTGGCTCGATGGCAAGGTGCTCAACCTGACTGAAGATGTCAACGGCAAGCATCGCTACAACGAGCAGCTCCTGCAAAGCACAGCACTCGCGGCTATCAGCTGGTATCTCAGCTCTGGCCAAGCGGGCGGAGTGTATGACGAACAGGACGCAGCCAAGGCACTCGGTGTGCCGGTTCTGTCGATCGACGACACCTTGATGGAGAACCTCAAGGGCAGCAGCTCGACCATTGAGATGCTCGACTCACTGGCTGCCAAGATCCAGCAGTACTGGGGTGTGCGTGCAGATCCGACTCAACCGATCGGCCTGACCGAAGGGATTCCCCTGTCGATGGCCGCTGAAGTGATGCGTGCGATGAAAGAGCAGGGCATGCTGTCGTCGCAGAACTTCTGGATCGACACCTCTGAATTCGGTGGTGTGGTTGATGCTCCGACCAAGGAGATGATCAAGGCCGGTACGGTCAAGGAGATCCAACGAGTCACTGTCGTCAAGTTGCCGGAAGAAGAAGGCTCACTCGGTGAAGCCATTCGTCGCTATCCGGATCTGATCGAGCAGGCAGTGTTGAATGAACCGACACCGACCTACTACTTCAACGATCAACGTCCGAATGTCGCTCGCACGCAGATGCGCAATGAGTACGTGCAGAACACGAAGGATCAGCTGTCGGCTCTGAAGAACGAGACGGACACGCCGCACTATCTGAACCAGACGATGGCGAATCTGTATCTCGACATGGGTCGTGATGTGGCGCTGCGTTGGTTCGGTGCAGGTGATCTGAGTGATCGTGTGCTGAACGTCAACCATGCCGCTTCGCTCAAAGGTCAGAACATGACCACGGGCCAAGCCTACGATGCGTTCCTGAACCTGCACTCGGCACTGGAAGGTGAAGCGGCTACGTCGGGTGTGGACATCACCGACATCCCGAACCACTACGGCTACAACATGAGCCGGGTGGTTCGTATGCAGATGCTCGGCAAGTACACGCCGCAAAGCACGAAGTTCATCCGTGAGACGCTCTTGCCGGGACGGGCTACGCTTGACCTGACCGATGCCAAGGGAATGCAGGCATTCAATCTGGGACTGGGCCAGGCACTCGGGATCAAGGTCCACAACCTCTACTACGAGGACATCACCAAGAAGCTCGACACGTTGCTGAATGGAAGTCTTGCCCCTGCGGTGGATCATCTTCAATCCTGGCTCAAGGGTGAAGACCTCGACCCGAGCGAGATGGAGAAGGCGTTCAACAATGCCGAGATGGAGATTTCTCCTCTGGCTCTGCATGCACTCACCGAGTACGCACGCTTCCAGAATGCCACCGATGAAGAGCGCAGCAAGTTCACCACGACCAAGTACCTCGAAGCCGATGGTATGACAAATGGTCCGATCAACGCCATGGCGTTGCTCTCGACCGGCCCCTTCACGGCTGACTGGGTAGGCAACATGCGCCGGGGTGGTCTGGTGATCGGTGGTGACGAGACGAACACGTCGTCACAGATCCGCCAATCGGTGGATGGTGGGGCTGACCTGTATCAGGTAGCCACCGACAAGCTGCGTGAGAAGCTCGGGGATCTTCAGAAGCTCCTGAACAGCCGTGGACAGCAGGACGTTAAGAACCAGATGAAGCACGTCATCGGTCTGATGGACATGTTCTTGCCGGACCTGAAGATGACGGATGACGGTCTGGAGATTGGCCGGGGTGTGGCCAAGAATCCGCTGACCATCACCATCTACGGTTCGGGTGCAACCGGCATTGCCGGCAAGCTCGTTCGCACGATGACCGGCGAGATCTACCAACGCATGAGCACGGCTGCTCAGCTGATGGCTGATGCAGAGCGTGCCGGCAAAGAGATCTCGGCTGCCGAAGCGATGTTCCCGAATGATCCGGAAGCTGATGCCAAGTGGAAGCGCTATCAGGAGCACATCAACGCACTGACGGATGCAGTTGCTGTCTACAGCAAGGACAAGGAATCTCACTTCCTGCTCAAGTCACCGGTTCCGGAGAACAAGACGAGCGGGTTCCAGGACTACACCTTCAGCCCGGAAGAGCTGAAGAACATGATCACGAACGTGCGATTCATGTTCGTCGATCCGATGCGCTCGGCAATCTCGGATACGATCGGCAAGGAGTTGGAAGACAACACCACGATGATCCGGATTGCAACGCAGGCTCAGTCGATCCTGATGTCACACATCTACGTGCAGAAGGTTGAAGCTGCGCTGGAACAGAAGGCCAAGACCGATCCCTTCTTCAAGAAGGATGAGTTCCTGTCGAAGAACGAACTCAAGGCAGTGATGGATAGTCTCGCTGCTTACCATCCGATGGTGCAGACAGAAGACCAATCCTTCTTCATTGCTGGTTCACAGAACAGTGATGTGAAGACCGCGGACTTCGGACGGGCACTCAATGGTGAGTTCCGCCATGCAGGCTTTGTCTCCGGCCCGGCCAACTCTGGGGTGGCAGGTATCCCGTTCCTGAACATCGGGATGGGTGACGGCAAGATGATGCAGCTCTTGGCCAACGATCCCCGTGTGCAACGCACGCTGAAGATCTTCGACGGTATGAACATGCCGCTCGATGCGATCACGGAACAGAGCCAGGCAGCCAATGAGGCAGTCCTCGAATCGTGGCAGGGCAATCCCCTCCAGGCTGTGCATGACTCCTTCTCTCCTTTCCTGGCTCAGATTGCCAAGGAAGGCGGGCTCGAGAATCTGCCGAAGGCAGTGCATGATGCTCTGGTCAAGTCGCTCTTCGGTCTGGATGCAGAAGGCGAGCACTACTCGGCCAAGGAAGTGCAGTCGAAGATGAACTTCTTCGAAAGCGTTCTGCGTGATCGTGCTCTGGAAGTGACGGCACGCCACAACGTATTGAGCCAGGTGAACCTGTCTGTCGACCAGATGAGCTCGGCCGGTGCTCCTCATGTGGTGAAGGGCAAGATGGCGATCAACCCCAACGCCACGAATGAAGAGAAGGCTCTGATCCTGACGAGCCTGTACAACGACGAGCTCGCCAAGCTGAAGAAGGAAGCAGGCCTCGCACCGGACATTGCTCCGGAGACGCAGCTGGTTGAAGATCCGAAGTCGGTTGAGAAGGCGATTGCCTCGGACAAGATCAACGAACAGATCAACCAGTTCGGCCGGATCAATAAGGCAACCGGTGCTCGTGTTCTTTCGACCACGGCTACCAACAAGCTGACGATGAAGGGCTTGCCCAACATCCCGGAACATCAGAAAGTCATTCTTCAGGAGGTTCGCAAGTCGCTCGCTGCCAAGGGTTACCAGATCGTGACGGGCACTCGTGAGCAGCTGACCAAGTTCGCTCTCGCCAAGGGCGACACGAACGCTACGTTCGGACCCAAGGATAACGGTGTGACTCTTCCTGGCTCGCAACGGATCTACTTGATGAATCCGACGAGTGAGGTTCTCACGCACGAGCTGATCCACGCAGCCACGTATGAAGCAGTGCTGGCTCACTACCAAGGCAATTCGACGCCGGTGGTGGCAGATGCGGTCAAGTCGATCGAAGGTCTGATGAAACAGTTCATGGGTATGAATGTGTCGAAGGAAGACTTCGTCACGCAACAAGCTCATGCTGATGCACTGGCCGCCATCAATGCCTACAGCGAGCACACGGCAGAAGGCAAGGCTTCCCGTGCGAACGAGTTCATGGCTTGGGCACTGGCCAACCAAGAATTGGCTGATCTCGGCAAGAAGACCAACGCCCTCGTCCAACTGGCGAAGGATGTCTTCCAGGCAATCAAGCAACTGGTGTACGGTCGGAAGCAAGTTCCCCTTCCTACACCTGGCTCAGATCTGTTCAGCAACCTGCTGTTCCATACGTCGGTTGTGATGCGCTCGCAGCCGTCGGTGGTTGAGACGATGAAGAACACGGCACTCATGCACAGCTCGGATTATGGTCAGAGCGAGCGTCTTAGTGATGTGAACCGTACCTTCGGCCGGATGCTGGAGAACTTCGAGAAGCAACCGGATCGTCCGAACCAGCCGACCACGTTCAAGGCACAGGTGAACTTTGCCACGGTGCAGGCTGCTGGACTGGCGATCAAGGTGCAGGGTCAGGGCTTCCCGATGACCATGCAGGAACACAGCACGTTCTCGCTGATCGTCGCTGCACTGGGTACGCAGATGCACCTGGACCCGAACTCCTTGGCCAAGGCTCAGGAGTTGTACCAGCATGTCACGAAGAACCTCACGGTCGAACACTTCATGGCCAAGCCGAATGATCAAGGTCCGGATGCAGATCCGAACGATCGTTATCAGGCACAACGTCGCTACAACACCATCCTCGGTGAGTTCGGTTCGACCAAGGATAAGAGCGGCCGCTCTTCGCTGCTGCCGGTGTTCCTCGGGCTGGCGATGACCAATGACGGCTTCCGGGCAGTGCTCTCGAAGATGGATCTGCCGGAGGGTGTGAAGTCCAACGCCAACTCCAAGGTGGATGCGTATGCCGAGAACATGGCTCAGGGACTCATGGACCGCCTCGGAGATCGAGCAGCTGGCCTGACAGGCAAAGGTGCTGAGCAGAACGTGCAGGCCTCGCTCGACGCTCTCATGGGCCATGTGATGCAGGTGTCGGTGGAACGTGAGATGTTCATGGAACAGACGGCGGCCGGCAATGTCGCAGATTCGATCAACGCTGCGATGGTGCAGGGCGTCGAGCGTCTCTCAGGAGCAGCGATCGACAAGCTGGAAAAGATCATCAACGATCCGAAGACTTCGCCGTGGGCGAAGAACGCAGCCAAATACGCCCAGCTCTCGGCCATGATGGCCACCGAGAAAAACGGCAACATCGTGGCTGAGTCGGTGGTGTCGCACATGAACAAGATGAATGCGTGGCAACCGCTACACGACACGGTGTACGACTTCATCGGCCGTACCGAGCAGAACGCACCGGTCTACGACATGATGAAGCTGGTTCGCTCACAGGTGTCGCAGGATCGTCAGAACTACCGCGAGCACGTACCGGGCATCATTGCTGATCACTTCAGCCGTCCGCTGGAAGATCACGAGTGGGCAACGTTGCACCGTGCGATGGGCAAGACCGACATCGCAGCACTCCGCGGCACGTTGAAGAACTCCGAGATTCATGAACTCCTCGGTGACGCCAAGCAGCTCGACTCGGCCATCAACGCACTCGAAGGTCAGCTGAAGGCCTACGACAAGAAGAACTGGAGCATGTACCAGCAGAAGTCTCAGCAGCTCGCCAACTATATGATGAATGGCGAAGTGGGGACCAACCTGCTCCGCAATGCCACGGCCATCTCTCATCTGTTCGGTGAGCGCAAGGCTTCGGGTGTCGGACATAGCCAAGAGCTGGTCAAGATGATCGACCACCTGACGACGCTCTACGCACTGGAGCATCTGAGCCCGACGGAGAAGGCTACGCTTTCTTCCTTGGCTCTGACCGAAGGTGACGGTATCGGCTTCACGACTGACTATCTGGTTGGTCAGCGAGCTGAAGAGGAGCGCAAGATGGAAGGCTCCAGCCGTGCTCGTCTGAATGGCTTCAAGGGATTCATCCCCGAAGTCAGCCAGTCCGGTGTGCAACTGAGGGTGGCTGATGACAAGGAGTATCAGCAACTCACCGAGCAGTCGTTCGAACGTGTGGCTGACTACAAGGGCAGCACCGCAGACGGAACCAAGGGAAGAATGGGGTATTACTTCTCAGGGACTTCCGCACAGCAGACCTTCCTGCAGGGGATCTTCCAGAACGTGCGGCAGACGGCGAATGGTGTGGACCTGATGACGGGTTACAACAACTCGACGATGACGGCTGGCCGGATCTCGGATCGCTCGGAAGTCGCTCGGATCCTCCTGAACCTGGCTCTGGGTGAAGGTGGTAACGAGCCGCTGATGCCTGTCTTCGATGCGAAGGGGCAGGTGGTGGCATTCGAGCGCTCGATCGATCCGGAGCAGCTCGCACGCGTGCAGACGGACCAGAATCTGGCCAAGCGGATCGGTGCATGGCGTGGTCGACAAGTCGAAGAAGCCAAGGCGCAGCAGTTCAACAATGCGCTGATCGATGCTCTGCACGATCGTTACAACAACGACATGAAAAAGAGCCAGTCGAAGCAGGCCGAGTACGTCAACCTGTTCAGCCATGCCTACCTGAAGTCGGACCCGGTGATTGCTGATGCAGTGAAGCTCTGGACGCCGGAGACACGGAACCGTATTGAGTCTGTGTTCGGCAAGGATGCGTTCTGGGTGCCGAAGGACATGCTGCATGACACGTCGGGTTACCGCCAAGCATCGGTGGGTGATGTGTTCACCGGCAACAGCCGTCTCTCCACTGAGACGCAGGAATACTTGCGCCGCACGATGATCGGCATGTTTGGCAACAAGGCCTACCAGTACTTCACCAATGGCGAGAAGATCTTGCAGAACTTCATCGGGGATGCCAAGACACTGATCGTTGTGAAGAGTGTGGTGGTGCCCATGATCAACGCAGCAGGTAATGTGTTGCAGCTGGTGAGCCGTGGTGTGCCGATCAAGCACATCGGTGTGGGGATGCCGAAGAAGATCGCAGAGACGAACTCCTACGTGAATCAACGTGTCGCACAGATCAAACTCGAAACTGAGATGCGAGGTGTGACTGATGATCCGGTGGCCACGCGTAATCTGACGACGCAGTGGCAGTCGATCGAGGACAGCATCAAGCGGTTGTCGATCTACCCGCTGATCCAGGCAGGAGAGTTCACTGCGATCTCGGATGCGACGCAAGTCGGATCGGACGATGTGGATCTGGCTTCGGGCAAGCTGCAATCCTTCATGGAGAGCCAGGTAGATAAGTTGCCGAAGTCGTTGCAAACCGCTGGACGGTACGCCCTTGTGACCAAGGACACCGCACTGTTCAAGGGATTGCAGAAGTCGGTGGAGTACGGTGACTTCATTGCGAAGGCGCTCTATTTTGATGACCTGGTGAATCGTAAAGGCCTGACAAATGAGCAAGCTCTGGGCAAGGTGACGGAAGAGTTTGTGAACTATGACAAGCTGCCGGGTCGTTTCCGGGGATACCTGGAATCGATCGGCTTGCTCTGGTTCTACAACTTCAAGATCCGGGCCACGAAGACGGCCATGTCGATGATGCGCAACAACCCGCTGCATACGCTGCTGGCTGCGTCTTTGCCGATGCCGAGCATGTTCGCCTCGGTCGGTACGCCGCTCTCGGACAACTTCATCTCGAAGCTGTTCAGTGGGCAGATCGGTTACAGCTGGGGGCTTGGGCAGATCCTGCACGCTCCGCAGATGAACCCGTGGATTAACATCTTCGGGTAAAAATGAAAAAGGCCACCGCAAGGTGGCCTTCTTGTTTGATGGCGACTAATAAGCTCGGCCTGTGTTTCCGAGCGGCTATGGGTTTTCCACGGGGGTTTCCACCTGCCAGCGCACGTCACCTTAGTCGCCAAAACTGGGTGGTGGCTCCAGTTCTCTCAGGACTGAAGCCACCGGTACTTCACTCTCTCAACTCTCTCAGGGTCTAGAGAACCTACATCTTACCGAAAATCATTCGGGTCATGCGGCCAACGAGGAGGACGAGGTCTCGTCTTCTCCTCTGGATCAGGGGCTTTGGTCGACAGCCAGCAGAGTCCCCCGATGATAACCAGCACGGCTAGATAGGGAGCCATGGCCATGAACATGGCAGACAGCGCCAGGAACATGGCTACGAACAGGATCCCTATGAGCAGGATCCCGAATGCGTTCACTCAGCGTTGCTCACGCGCTTCAGCCCGCCGAACAGGCTCTTCTTCGGCGCTTCAACCGGGGGAGCTTCGTTGTCGCCTTGCACTGCTTCCGGCTCAGCCGAACCTTCCGTGTCACCAGTTTGCTCCCCAGCCTGGGTCGAGGTATTCGTCTCGTCCGAAGTCGGGGTCAGTTCGTTTCCCTGGCTCACGACTTCGGCTGCCTTCGGCGCCGGCTCTTCCCGCTTGAGCACCGGAGCGGCCGGAGCAGCAGTTTCAACCTTCGGTGCCGGGGCCGGCGCAGCTGCCTTCAGCTTGGCCGGCGTGATGTCGATGTCCGCCGTGAAGCCCACATCACCACGGGTCGAGCGGATGTCGATGTCGATCTGCATGCCTTCTTTGATCGTGATCTGCTCGCTGATGTAGTTGCGGATTGCTGCTTCGATTTCCGTCTGAACGATCTGGATTTTCATTTTCATACCTTTGCGAAGAGTCGCATTAAATTCTGGAACATGGGCGTATTCACGCCTGCATGGATTGCGCCGATGGCGTCGGCTACGTGTTCTGCTTTGGTCGCTGAGACTGCGCCGTTGTGATACGGCCAGTTGGCATCGGGGTATTGGGCCAAGCCCGCTTCAATCATCTGGTTCTTGGTCGCGTCTTTCTTGCCGGAAAATGCCTTCTTCACTTCAAGTGCGGTCACTTCGATCAGGGGGATCCCTTCGGCCATGACTGCACCCAGCACTCCAATACAGAATCCGTAGGACGCCATCGCTCGCGCTGACTGGGATCCAACGGGGACTTCGACGAAGATCACTTTCGCCTTGCGGGCAACTGGGAGCACTACCTCCGCCAGTTGCCGGGTGAGGTAGAGATCGCTGGAGTTCTGACGAACCTGCTTGCCTTCCATGTCCTTGGGACAAACCACGGACAGGTGAGGGTTGCTCAGCTCGCCAGAATCCAGATCCAGTACTGCCTGGGCGATCCCCCAGTTACGCATGGCGGGATCGAAGCCGACGACAGGGATCTTCATGGCGCTTTACTTCTTGCCGAAGAGCGACTTCTTCGGAGCTGCATCGCCACCTGCTTGGGGCGGAGCACCGGCCTTCGACGATTGCGGAGCGCCACCTGCGCCGCCTTGGCCGTTGCCGCCCTTGTACTTGCGGCCATCACGGGTCTTGCCCTTGTTGAGCTCGACCCAGCCTTCCCAGAATGCGCCGACATCGGCACCGGCCTTCGCTTCGACGATGGTCAGCTTGTGCTCCGGGTGGAACACCTTGTCGGTGGCGTTCTCTTCGCGCTCTTCAGCCGTCGGCTGATAGTCGCCGTTGGCATCCTTCTCGCTCTTGTTGACGAGCTTCTTCAGCACGCCGAGAGCCACTTCCTGGCCGATCGTTTCGACCAGCATCGGCATGGCCTTGTTGACCTGCTTGCCGTCTTCCCAGATCTGAACGATCTTGTCTTCCGTGTCCTGCTCGGACAGGCCCTTGCCGGTGGCAATTTGGCAGATGTCATCGACGATCGTGAAGCCCGGCAACGGTGCCTTCTTGCCCGTCGGCTTGCCGGTCTTGTCCTTCGCCGCGAAGAAGTTTTCGCCGTTCTTGTTGGTGATCCAGAACACCTCGCGGTATTCCTTGCCCGCTTGCTCACCGAGGAAGGTGATCGACGTTGCGCCGCCGTTCGACTTGCCGGCGAACATCGCCTTGATCTTGAACGTGTAGATGTCCGTGTCGAGCGGACGGAATCCGCCCAGACGATCGGTTGCTTCTTCGAGGCCGTTGGTGCTGAGATTGCCGAACAGAGTGCTCATAGTGTTTTCTTTGAAAGGTGGTTTAGTTTGAGTTCGTGAATGGTTTATTTGCCGTAGAACTCGTTCAGGTGATCCAGCAGTTTCTGTGCGTCGTTATCGATGAACGTCTCTGCCTTGTCGAACATGCCCATCGGGCTGCGCACCCGGTAGCCTGTCGTTTGCTTCGTGGGCCTCGTCTGGAAGACGTGCTTGTAGCCCAGTTCCTTCTCTTCCTCGGTGATCTCCAGCATCTTGGAGCCGTACTTTTCCAGCTCCTTGACTGGCACCTTCTTGGCGACAACCACGGTCGAGAAGTACGCCTCGATACCGTTGTTCTTCAGCGATCCCTTGACCGGTACTTTGGTCTTGATCGTGGCTGATGCCTCGTCCAGCTCGTCCAGCAAGTGGGCGATGATGATCACCGGCTTGCCGAACTTCGTGACCTTCTCCTGCATGAGCTTCTTGAAGAACTGCGCATACTGGCCCCATGCCTGCATGGTGTTTGCGCTGTTGAGTACGTACTGCGACTCGAACATGTCCATCAGGAACGTGGATGAGTCGATGATGATTCCGTCGACCTGGTCCTTGTTCTCGATGCAGTCATCGAAGTAAGCCCACACTTCGTAGGGGTCAGTGACCCGCACGTTGTTGAAGCTGTTCCTGAAGGGGAGGCGCTTACCTGCCTCGCAATTCAGATACACCCATCTCTCCTGGTTCCGGATCTCACGCAGCGATGCGCTCTTTCCTTCCCCGGAGAAACCTGCGATCAGCATCAGCTGATCATTGACTTCACCGATTTCGATGTCGTCTTCCATTACTTCGCTCATGTTCTCTCCAGAGGCTGATCCCAATCCTTGAACCAAGGAAAGGAATCAGCGGGTGATTACGCAGCTGCTGCGGTTTGCTTGCTGAATCGCTTCGATACCGAGACAAAGATCGTGGTGCGGATCTCGTCTTCCGGCAGACCGTTGCTCAACTTCCCATTGAAGGAGAGCACCGCTTGCTGCACGGAATACAGGTCCAGGCCCGAATCGACCAGTGCCATCGCATACTTCAGCAGGTGGTTGTTGCGGTTGCCGCTGGCCATCCGGCCGGCAAACCACCGTTCGAGGTTGTCCATCGACTCGATCTTCTTCATCTCGGCCAGATGGGCATCGTTCTTCGTGGTCTTCGGGATGAACGCAAGCACGTCGAGCA